TGCTTGCTGTTGGCTCAATCCCGAGCGTTCTCCCGATACAACCATGCCTCCGTTCATGGAGTCTGCGTTCTTGTCGATTTGCTTGACGCGCTTATTGATGAGGTCTTGGCTTGAGAGGTTCTGTGTGATCAGCGATGTTTCGTCTACTGGGGTCTTTCCGAGGTTGTATACCGAGAGCAGAAGCCATGGCATCTTTGGCACTGGAAAATGATTGAAACCCTCCAAGGTGTTCTCGGTGGGTTTTCCTTCAGCGTCGAGCACGGGCTGGCCGTCTTCACCAGTCACAGGTTCACTCGTGTCATAGTTCCAGTGTGGGTTCTGTTTCTTGAGCAGGATGGTCTGCTTCATTTCCCAGCACATGTACTCGTCAGTCCACCATTCGATGAATTGAAGTTCAGTGCCAAGGTTTGCACCGACAGTATCTTTGATGAGTTTGATTCCTTCCTCTTCACCACCGACAGCCTCGAGTGTGCTGATGAGTTTTCCTGCGCCCATCTTGCGATACTCTCCAATGCGCTCACCGGAGTATCCGTCCTCGTCAACAGTTGCGTTTGGGTCAAGGATGAGTTTCTGAGGGCGAACGATTTTCACGATTGGAATATCTCTGTCGAGGTCCCATCCGAGTTTCGCTGCACCGAGCATGTATATTGCCCAATGGCGACCAACCTTTTTCAGTTTGAGTCTGAGCTTCTGTTCGTCTGCAATTTCCGCGAGGTCTTTCTGTAGATTCTTTGCGAATGTTTGTGTAGGTTCCGCTTGGTCTTCAGTGCGCTTCAGCTCCACCATTGGATCTGGATTGCGACGAGTGATTTGTGGAAGGTATGTCTCGAGTCCTTCGAAGATGACGTTGTCAATGAGGGCGCGTGATTTGTCTCCGTTCACTTTCTCATACTGATCACCAAGCCAGTATCGCTCATTCTCGTCGATCTTCTTTTTCCACTGTTGGTATGTGTCAGACTCAAGCCACTCTTTCTCCCACTTGCCGGTGACCTTGAGTAAATCCTCATTGCTCATGTCGAGCGCAAGTTCGGGGATTTTCTCCGACACTATTCCTTCTTCATTCTCTCCGTTGTTCTGGCCAGACAATCTTTTGTTGATGTTCTTGCCAAGAGAATAAAATGCTTCGAGTACGCCATTTCTCATATTGAAATTATTATAGCACTTTTTTAATAATGCAAAACTAGTTATCAAGCGGACCTCCAATCCGTGTCATCGTCGTCGGTGAGCCATGACTCGTCCTCCCCTGCCGATCGCTTGCTGAACAGGTCTTCGGGGTTGAAATCGACGGTACTGTCCGGGTTGACCACATAGCTGTCTGGTTGGCGGTCCGTGTTCACCCCTACAAGTGCCCCACCTGTTCCAAAACGGCTGATACCGATGCGCCAGTACACAGTTGCGTGTACCCAGTCGTCTCGGTCAGAACGGAGCCATATGTAGTGTTTTACGCCCAATGTGTCCTCTTCCACGATGCGGTATATGTGCGACCAGTGGAGCCAGTAGTCATGCCACTCGGCTTTTTCCCCGTTAAACAGGGCAAAACGCTTCTCTGTGGCCTCATTGACCACCAACTGGATCATTCGGTTGCGGTCGGCCAATACCGTCCCATATTCGTCCTTTTCGCCCCAACGCATGAGCTGTTGAGTCTTTCGGTCCCTTGCGTAGTGGCATAAGAACACTCTGCCCGGGTATTTCTTCTGCAGTTTGCGCGATCCGATGATGTCCCCACCTTGGTCTATCACCATGACGCTGTTTGGGAACTTGATGAGGAAATACTCGAGGGTCTGCTCGAGTGGGAGTTTGTTCACATCGTCTGGGGTGTAGTCGTTCATTTCACCATACCCAACCAACCCCTCTTTGTTTCCGAGCACGTAGCGCAGTTTCACTCCAGTATCAACACCGATGACGAGTCTGCCTTCGTAGAGATTCTTTTCGCGCGTGTGCAGTCCAAGGATCGTGTCCTCGGTCACACTATTGCCACCGCCAGCGTATGGTTCCCCAAGCACCTTGTTGTAAAAGAAGTCCATGGTTTGCTTTCCGGCAAGACACTCGTTGTACTTCTCAACAATTTCATCTGCAGTAACCCACGGAGCCATGAGAAGCGAGATGTGATACCCCGACCACTTTGCACCCTCTGTACCTTTCTTGCGTCTCCATTCACCCTTTGCGCGTGCATGCCAGTCGAGTTCCTGACGGCATGATTTGCACACGAATACCTTTCTCGCGATATCGATGCTCATCTTGCTCGGTTCCTCTGTGTTCCATGAGAGGTATTGTTTCTTCTGACAGTGTGGGCAAGTGATGAACCACTCCTTTTGGTCGGATTTCTTCCACTCCATGTCTACGCCCTGATTCGGGACACTGGGGTGACTGAACACATGCGTCTGTTTGAACTTAGAGTGTTGCAAGCGTGCCTGATAGTCAGCAATGACATCTTGTTTGGATGAGTCCTTTTCGTCGTGCACGAGGCGGTCGGCGGTCACCATGATTGCTGCCTTCTTGCTCCATGTACCACGGAAGTACACCATGCTCTTCCCGATCTGTTTTTGCTCGACGGTGTCCTTGTCCTCAGTGAGTGACTCAAGGTGTGGGTTGTTCGCAATGATACGGTTGACCTTACCGCCAACAAAAACACCCACGTCATTGTCGGTGGGTAGTGTGTAGATGATATCCATGCGCTGCATTTCAGCGTCACGGACGTTCTTGAGGATCTCGAGTGTGGAGAGTCCGACCTGTGCAGCCTTCTTTACGACAAGGTTGTCACTCTGGTCGTTGTAGATGTCGATGAGAAACTGATGCTTCTCGAAGGTGATTGGCTCGCCCTTCTCGTTCTTGATTTGGTAGTACTCAATCCAAGCATCGCAGTCTACCTCGATGAGTTCCTTGAGGTCTTCTCGGTGATCGAGAACGCTAATCTTTGGTATTGCTGGTTGGGGCATCTTGGGTTGTTATTTCTCCATTCTCCCAGACGATGCGGACTTCTCCACAGAGGATGCATCCGGCCCTTGCTCCGAGGATGGTGTTTGCATCCATTCGCACTCCGGCAGGTTTACTTCGGTCGGTCTTTCTCGCTTGGTCTATTTGGATGAATTGATGTTTGCAGTTTGCCATATATTTTTTATTGGTGGATAGGGTGAGAATCGAACTCACTGGGCACTACGTGCAACTGATTTACAGTCAGTCCTTGCGCCGTACAAGACTACCGATCCAGTTGTGGTTGCCGTGGGTCATGGTGGAGGCGTTGTGTGTACCTGCTGGCTACCACCTCTTCATTTTACCACTCTTCTTTCGCTCGCCATAGTGCATAACGTGAGTCAGGTGCCATTTTCCGCAGTCTGGGCAGTTGTACACCCTGAGTTTCGTGTGGGACTCTCGAAACCGCCTATTCATGGCGGTTACGGCGGTCTTTTTGTCGTATGATACTTTGCCATTGCAGTACTCGATCGTGCCTTCATTGCCGTTCCAGTCCTTTCTCATCGGCCAACCTTTGAATATGAGCGAATAAGTTTCTCGGCTTCGATTGTTGTAATGGAGCGTGCGTACAGTTCTCCTGCGAGCACCTTTGCAAGCTTCATTCGGATATCGAAGCGTTGTTGCTTTCCTTTGACTCGACCGCAAAGGAAGTCGTACTGTCGTGCGTATGCTTGTGCCTCTTGGTCAACACGGAACTGTGGATCACGGAGGAACTTGCCCCACCAGATTTCAGCTCCTTCAACACTGTGACCTTGCTGGTCCATGTGTACCTTCTCGTGCTCAATGATGTGGTCCGGCAGTTCGAACTTGTTTGGGTTGAATATCGTGTCGCCATAAGTGAACACAGCATTGGAAGGAATGATGTTGAACGCCGAGCACACGGAATCCCACACAGGCGGTTTCTCTGTGGTCATTTTTACGTTTCCGTTTGGTGTGTAGAGTAGTTGGATTTCGGTCATGCCATTTTGTCGCTATTCGCCTCGATGCGCTTCCGTCGAGCAGCGCGCAATACTTCCAGCGCGGCTTGTTCTTCGGGGCTGATCTCGGTTTCTCCTGATAAATCTATTCCACCTGAGTGCTCAATCTTGCTCTTCGGCATGAACTCAGGCATGCGACGCTCTGCCCAGTAGCGTGCACCTCCGACGTTCTCGATATCCTTCACGATGGTTTTCTGAGCCAGCAGGTTGGGGCTTTTCTTAAGCATCTCTTTTCGCTCGCCAAAGTCTGGGTTGGCCTCGATATAACGGTAAAGCGTAGATGGGTTGATTCCTGCGTAAATACATGCCATTTCGTCAGTGAATGCGTTCATGAAAGCATCCTCAAGTTTTGCAAGGGTGGTTTCATCAATTTTGGGAGGTCGTCCCATCACTGTATTCTTATATTTGATTGCATTTTTAGTTGGTCTTGGCATATAGTTTTTTCTTCATTCTCGATACTTCATTTTCAAACTCAGCGATATCTTTGGCAAAGTTTTCATCACCCTTAATGAGAGAATATATCACGACTTGCTTACCCTGTTTGTATACAAACTGGATGATGTTTTTCATTTCAATTTGTCCAGTCTCACCGTCTTTGAGGTCTGTCCACCAATTGTTTATCAGTTTGTGTTGCATACTTTTTTGGTTACCAAACAATCTTCTCTCCATTGCAGACGATTTCTCTGTTTTGCGAATAATCTACGTACCTCTGCACAATCACATCAACGAAGCGAGGATCCATTTCGATACCGTAGCACCGACGATTCGTCTTGTGTGAGGCTATCAGCGTTGTCCCAGAGCCGAGGAATGGGTCAAGGACGACATCACCTACCTTTGAGCTGTTGTGGATGGCGTACATGACCAATTCGACGGGTTTCTGGGTTGGATGGACGTAATCTTGTGTAGGCTCGCGCTTCATGGTCCATATTGTCGTTTTTGCCGTCTTTCTCGGCCTCCTTCACTTGCTTTGCCCACTTCATAAGCTGTTCATCAGTCTTCTGGAAGTCGACAACGGTGACGTTGGTGCGATCGCCGTAGAACTGTGGCTTTTGTCCTTTCATGGTGACGTAGAAGAATGGCTCGTGCTTTGAGCGGTAATCACCCATACCCATACCGCCAGAGGGCTTGTTCCATATCAGCTGGTTTTTCACCTCGAGGCCAGAGAGATTGATGGCTTGCTCGAATGTGAGCTGTGTCTTGTCTGAGTGGAAGATGTACATCCCAGCCCCCCCCTTCATTGACTCTCGCACAACGGCGAATGCGTCCTTGAGGAACTGCAGGAACTTCGCGTCGTCCATTTTGTCATTGAGGATGCCAGTCTGAGTGTTTTCTCCTTTTCCAACATAGTTGACGTTGTATGGTGGATCGGTGAAGAGCATGTCGGCTTTCTCTTTGCCCATCAGCTTCTGCGCGTGGTCAATGCGTGTTGAGTCGCCACAGAGGACGCGGTGTTCTCCAAGCTCGAAGAGGTCTCCTTCTTTGCTTCGAGCCTTTACGGGGAGCTTTGGGACAGCATCATCCCACTTGTCACTGTCGAGCACGAGTTTTCTGTTGAAGCCGGTCAGGTCGAGCATTGGCATGCTGATTGACTTGAGTTCGTCGATCACGAGCTTCATGTCCCACTCCGATTCGTTGAGCTTGTTGTCAGCGAGGCGGTATGCCTTTGCTTTTTCTTCCGTGATGTCTACTGTGAGGACCGGTACGGTGGTGAGTCCTAGGAACCGTGCGGCAGCGAGTCTTCCGTGTCCGACGATGACCACACCTTCCTTGTCCACCACGATTGGTTGGTTGAAGCCAAACTCGGTGATGGACGCAGCAATCTGCTTGATCTGTTTGTCAGAGTGCTTTTTGGCATTCTTGCCGTAGGGTGTGATGTCGTCAATTTTACGCTGTTCGACTTTCATAGGTTGGCTCGTTAATCTTGAGGGCGACATGCATGTTATTACTCAGTCCGAACTGGCGAAGGAGGCGACGGATGGATCTGGCTGTTTCTCCTTGCTTGCCTATCACTCGCCCCATATCCTCTTTGCGAAGGTGGAGCGAGAGCAGGACTCCTTTGTCGTCTACGGTTCTGTCGATGTGAATGTCCTTTGTGACAGTGAGGGGAATCACTATCGCGAGAAGGTACTCAGTCTCTGGTTGGTTTTGGTCTTCCATGATGATTATCGGTTATCTTCCTTTGGTACAT